CCCGCACCGTGGAAGCCCTCGAAACGACCGCGTTCGGAAGCACATCCCGGTCGTACACGGGCGGCCTCCAGAACAACGAGCTCACGCTGACCCTGCTCATGTCCTACGCCTCGAGCGAAACCTACGCAACGCTCAAGTCGCTGGTGGGCACCACGACCACGGTTCGCGTGCAGCCTGCCGCGCCGCCAGATGGTGCCACCAACCCCGGTCTGGTCGTCACCGGCGCATACCTTGAGTCGCTACCCGTTTTGAACGCACAGCTCGGCGCGCTCAGCACCATCGACGTCACGTTCACCGGCGGCACATTCTCCGAGGACGTCACCCCGTAACCTCTGGCTGACTAGATGGGCCCGACACGAAAGGAAGCCATGAAAATCACGATCCGCTACACCCGCAAAGGTGAGCCCCAAGAAGTGTCCACCACGCTTGGCACCATCGTCGCGTGGGAACGCAAATTCAAGCGCAAAGCCTCCGACATGGCCTCCGGCATGGGCATCGAGGACATCGCATACTTAGCGTTTGAAGCCAGCAAAACCCACAAGGTCGCGGTGCCCGCGTCGTTTGACGACTTTCTGAACCAGTTGGACAACATCGAGGTCGTCGCTGAGGAAACGGAAAACCCTACCCCCGCGGAACCAACCGACGAGCACTAGCCGAACTGCTAGTCGGCACAGGTTGGTGGCCGCCGCACATTGAATTTGACATGGCTGATCTAGCCACGGTCGCTAAGGTGCTTGATGAGCAACGGAAGCAGCGCAAATGACCAACGTGGAAGTAATCGGCGTCAAAGAAACCATTAAGGAATTGCGCCAGTTTGACCCTGAGCTGCGAAAGCAATTTAACCGGGACGCTAAAAAGGTCGCCGAGCCAATCCTGAATGAAGCGAAAAGCCGCTACCCAGACAAGTACCTGTCTGGCATGGCGCGAATGTGGAGCCAACGCGGCCGCAAACTATTCCCGTACAACCAGCGCGACGCCCAACGCGGTGTGGTGTTCAAGATTGACACCGGGCGTCGGGCAACCAGCATTTTAACGATTATTCAGAAAAACCCAGCCGCGGCAATTGTGGACATGGCAGGTAAAGCCAACGGAACCAACGCCCAAGGCGCACGCTTCATTAGCCAGCTTTTTGGCACCCCGTCGCGTGTCATGTGGCCAGCCGCCGAATCCCAACAAGCCGCGGTTACCGATGCCATGATGGAACTCGTTAAAGAAGCCGCCGCCACAGTCGAAAACAGAATCACGGTCATCAAATGAGCATTCGCATACCCATTATTAGCGAGTTCGATGGAAAAGGGATTGAGCGCGCCCAGCGGGAATTTGCGTCACTTGAAACAAGCGGGCAAAAGGCGGGCTTCCTAGTCAAAAAAGCGTTTTTGCCTGCTACAGCCGCTATTGGTGGTTTGGCCGTTGCGCTTGGCGACGCGACGCAGGCGGCGATGCAGGATGCCGCCGCCCAAGCCCAACTAGCTTTAACCCTGCGCAATGTGACTGGGGCAACTGATGCTCAGATTGCCAGCGTTGAAAAATCCATCAGCGCAATGTCCATGGCAACGGGTATCGCCGACGACCAATTACGCCCTGCGTTTGAGGCATTAACCCGCGGCACAAACGACATAGCCGTTTCAATGCAACAAATGACGCTTGTTACGGACATTGCGACCGCCACAAATAGACCGTTGGTTGAGGTGGCCGATGCACTTGCCAAAGCCTACGAAGGAAACCTAAAAGGATTGCGCAGCCTTAGCCCAGAAATGGCAACCCTCATAAAAGACGGGGCATCGCTCGATCAAATCATGTCGGTGCTTAACAGCACTTTTGGCGGTGCAACCCAAACTTTTGCCCAGACAGCACAAGGCGGTTTCGCTCGGCTTACCGTCGCCATGAACGAAACCAAAGAAGCCGTCGGAGCAGCACTACTGCCCATCGTCGAACGCGCACTGCCTGTTCTGCAGAAATTTGCGGCATGGGCCGCCAACAACCCCAAAGCGTTTTTGGCAATCGCTGGCGCAATCGGCGCAGTCGCCACAGCGATCGTGGCGGTCAATGTGGCCATGATGCTCAACCCGTTTAGCGCAATCGCAGCTGGTATTGCGTTGCTGGTATCAGGCCTTGTTATTGCATACAACAAATTTGACTGGTTCCGCACAGGCGTTAACAACTTGATTAACTTCATGTTGGCGGGCGTTGAAATGTGGGCGAACGGCTGGATTAGCGCGATCAACCTTGTTATTCGCGGGCTAAACGCCGTCAATCCGTTTGGCGACATTCCAAGCATCCCCGAAGTCAGCCTGCCTCGAATCGGTGGTGGCGGCCAAGGCACATCAATGGCAGCCATTAGGGCTGAACGGGAAGGCAATTTGCCGTCAGGTGGCGGGCTAGCCATACCGGCTGCTGCGGTGCCCAATTTGGCTGTTTCTACGGGTGGGGGCGGCGGTGGTGGCGGTGGCGGCAGTTCGCGCGTTAGCGGGGCTCCTAGTGGCCTCTCAGGGGCTTCTAACGCCGCAGGGCTGGCTGCCGCCGACTTTTTTAGCCAAGGGCTGGACAACCCTCGGGTACGCCAAGAAATCAATGTCAACATTAACGGCGGCCTCGGTACGTCAGCTGAAATTGGTGAAGCGGTCGTCAACGCAATTAGGCAATACAACCAAGTGCAAGGCCCCGCCAACATCGCGGTTGTCTAATGGCCGCCGTCACCATCCCAAACGCAGGCACCTATGACCTGCTTGTTGACGTCGGGTTTCTTATTGACGGCTTTACCCTTGATGACCCCGTAAAAGGCTTGTTGGACAGCACCCAGTATGTGCTTGACGGCAGCACTAGTTATGCGTCGGTTGCGTCAGGAACGACCAACGTTTATGTAAAGCGTGGGCGCGAGGATGAAGGCGACGCAATCACCAACGGCACAATGACATTTACCCTTAACGACACGTTGGCCGACGGCGTGTTCAACCCATTTGACGACGACCCGAGCAACCCGTATTACGACCAAGCGGCAGGCACCCCGGGGTTGGCACCGGGTCGAGCCGTAAAGCTTGTTCGCTACGACAACAGCAACGTGGCGCAAAACCTGTTTACGGGTTTTATTGTCAATTACGACTATCAGTTTACCCTTGGCGGGCTTGACACCGTGACCGTGTTTTGCGTGGACAACATGTACCGGCTTGCACAAACGTTCATTACCGCGCACACGCCAAGCAAAGAATTTACTGGGGCACGAATTAACGCCATTCTTGACCGCACAGGCGTGAATTACCCGACTGGCGCAGCCCGCAACATCGCTACAGGTACTGTTGAATTAGGCGGCTCAAGCGCGTACGCCATTGCTGAAGGCACTAATGTTAAAGCGTATTTTGACTTCATCACCTATTCGGCTGAGCGGGGCCGCATCTTTATTGACCGGGACGGCGTGCTGGTAAGCCAAGACCGCATTGGTGCTGTCAAAGGCGCGCCCGACCTTTATTTCAAGGACGACGGCACTGGCGCGAAATACAACGACCTAGAAATCTCCTTTCAAGCTGAGGACATCATCAACCGGGTCGCCATCAGCCCCGCGGGTGGAAGCCAACAATTAGCCAATGACACGGCTAGCCAAACGGAGTTTTTTATTAAAGCCCTTTACATTGACGGCAGCTTGTTGCATGACAACAGCGCAGCTTTAACCCTTGCCAACTATCTGCTAGAGCCAAACGCCGAGCCTCGGTTCACATCCGTGGCCACGTTCTACGGCACCCTGACTACTAGCCAACGCGACTCGGCAGCGATCCTTGACATTGGGGATTATGTGGCCATTCAAAAGTCAATCCTTGTTGGGGGCAGCCCGACCCAACTAGCCCAAGACCTAACCGTGGAAGGGGTGGAGCACCGCATCGATTTTGCCCGGGGCCACACATCCCGCTACTTCACCGCCGTCGCCGATGTCATTTACGATTTGCTGCTTGACGACCTTGTGTATGGCACACTCGATAGCTTCAATGTCCTAGGCTAAAACCATGGCAACCCCCACCGCTCTACCCGCGACATTTACCTCGGGTCAGGTTTTGACCGCATCCCAGATGAACAATTTGCGCGGCGCATTCCGCGTGCTTCAAGTCGTGCAGACAGTCAAAACCGACACGTTCACAACTTCAAGCACAACACCCGTAGACGTTACCGGTCTGAGCGCAACTATTACCCCGTCATCTACATCCAGCAAAATACTGATTTTGACTGACGTGGCCTACAGCATCGCACTAAATAACTACATTGTTGGATTCATTCGGCTTGCTGGTGGAAACGCAGGAAACTACATAGGCGACGCAAGTAGCAATCGCACACGCACAACTAAACAGTTGACATTCTCAACCAGCGGCGACATTCAGGCCTCTATGTTTAACTTTGGCGCAACTTACTTAGATAGTCCGAACACCACATCTGCAACGACCTACAAAGTTCAAGTGTGGCTGACCTCAAACTCCGCAAGCCCACTTGTTACTGTAAACCGCCGTGGCTCAGGTTTTGACGACGCCGCATACTCTGGAGTAGGAGCATCAAGTATTACCGTCATGGAGATCAGCGCATGATCGACTACACCCTCATCCTTTCAAGCAAATACCCTGGCAGTCAATGGACGCTAAATGGCGATAATTACGACGGCCTTGTATGGCTGTCCGATACGCCGAAGCCGACGCAAGCAGAATTAGATGCACTCTGGCCTCAGGTCCAGTACGAGACGCAGGTAGCAGCTGTTGAGGCCGCCCGCTTGACCGCCTACGAAAAGCAGTCGGACCCGCTGTTCTTTAAATGGCAGCGCGGCGACGCAACTGAACTTGAATGGCGTGAAGCGGTCGCCAAAGTCAAAGCCGAAAACCCGTACCCCCCGGCACCGTAATGACATGGCTGACGGCGTTCTCATTGCTCTCATTTCTGGCGGGTTCAGCCTTGTTGTGGCGTGGATACATCGCGGCTTTAAGAGGCAACACCAAGACCACGGCATCATCGCCGACAGCCTTGACCGGATCGAACAAAAAATAGATCGGCACATCGAGGACCATGACTAAACAGGACAAAGCCATCCTTGGGTCCTATGCCCGGTCGTTTCTGACCGGCGCGATCACCCTGTATTTGGCTGGCGAGACAGATCCGCAGAAACTGTTGGCGGCCGGCATCGCAGCAGTGCTCCCCCCGCTGCTGCGCTGGTTGAACCCGAACGACAAAGCCTTTGGGCGTGGCAGCCAAGAAACAGACAGCGGCCACTAAACGGCCATACACCGGGTTCAACGGTGTCGCCGGTGGCACCACAGCCGGCCTGTCGGTGCTGATACGCACGCTCGAACGCGAAACACGGCAAGGCTTGTGGAACAACGGGGCGTGGGGTGTGCGCGACATGAAAGGCAAACCCGGTCAACCGTCAGTGCATGCCACGGGCAGGGCGGTGGACATGAGTTGGCGCAACATGGCCGACCAACGCGGCCACGCCAACTGGTATCAGCCCGCCTGCAAGATCATTGACCGGCTGGTCGCCAACGCTGACGCGATCGGGCTTGAGCTGATCATTGACTATTTTCCGCACCCGTGGGGCAGGGCGTGGCGGTGCGATAGGGGCCGCTGGCGCAAATACGACGGGCGTACCGTATCGGGTGCACCCGGGGGACGCTGGTTCCATATTGAAATTTCTCCGACTATGGGAGCCAATCCCGAGGCCATGAAAGCCGGACTTTTGTTGGTTTTCCCACCAAATCCACCACAACCCTGAAGTAGTGCTCTAGGGTCGGTAGTACCCGACGAAAGGAGCAATGTCATGGCAGAGTGCCAAACCTACATTTACGAGGTCATGCGAACCGTCTTGGAAAACGGCCAGCAGGTTTTAGTGCAGATTTTTCGGGATACCGAGGAGCTGCGCGTTTTGCATGCCCAGATCGCGTTCAAAAACGCGGTTGGCGATTCATGGGGAGTGCCTTACCAACTCGAGGTGGCCCAATGAAAAGCCCATTTCTGATTATCGGCTACATAGCCGCCCTTTTCGGTCTTTCAACGCTCCCTGAGGCTCCTGACGCGTCTGGTGGCATTGTGGAAGCACCCCCCGCCACAATCCAAACCTACGAATACGGCGAAGTACCCGTGCAGGCAGCGGCAGTCCCAACCACGACCACCACCACAACCACCATTTGGGTCGAGCCGCAGCCCAAATCGGCTTGTGAACAGGCGTTGCAGCTCGCGCTTGACGTTGGCTGGCCGGCGAAAGAAATGGCGACCCTTGCCCGCGTGCTATGGCGCGAATCGCGTTGTACGCCCGGCTTTGTGCACAACCCCGATGACCCGATGGGCGGCTCGAGGGGGCTGCTGCAAATTAACGGTTATTGGTGCACACCAAACAGCGGATGGCCAAAAGGCTGGCTACAACACAAAAACATCGTCACCGACTGCGATGACTTGTACGCCAGCGAAACCAATTTGCGTGCCGGCTTGGCCATTTGGCGCAATTCTGGATGGCACCCATGGGGTATCAAGTGAGCAACGATTACGACGGACATTGGCAAGAATCATTGAGCGAGGAGACCCGACAAATGATGAGCGACGCAAGTTTCAAGGTATGGAAACAATTCTTCGACGAAATCAGTTACACACCGGCACAAAAGAAACGCCGCGACCGCCAAGAACTCGGAAAACGCGTACGCCTGATCGCGGTCGATTTGGAGTTGTCAGGCGAGTTGGCTGACGCTGCCGTGCTGATGGAAGCCGCCCAAGCACTCATTGGAGACAACGAATGAACCCGACATTGTTTGATGCTCAGCAAGAAGCCGAGCAGGCGATGGAACAGATCGCCGGCAACACCAGCCCACAATTTGACGCTGACTGCGAAAACGCCGTGTTGACCGTTGGCAGAATGCATCGCACATTCACGACTGATGACGTATGGGAATGGCTCGAGCATCACCCATCGGCTATAGCGCACGACAATAGGGCAATCGGCCCGATCATGTCGCGGCTACACAAAGCCGGCAAAATCCGTTTTACGAACCAGTACCGGCCATCGCGTCGCCGGCACGCAACACCAATTAGGGTGTGGGAACTGATTTAACTAGGAGCATCCCGACATGGCATGGTGGCACGATAAAAACCATCCGAAATGGAACACGCCAGCAACCCCAAAACAGTTGTGGCTAATTGAACAATTACAACTTCAACTTGGCAAAAACGTTTTTAGCACAACCGGTTTTACCAAGCGAGACGCGACACGACTAATCACGCAATTGCAAGACGAACAAGCAATGCAACAATTAGATGAGCGAAAAGTTTATGGATTGGACGGCTGATGGCATTTAATCTTGATGATTACGAACCAGTAGCAATACGCCTTGCACGTTTCTTAGACGCAAATCCCGACGGGCGCGTCATAACCGATTTAGTGCATTACACAGACAACCGTTGCGTATTTCGATGCGACATCTACAAAGGCGAAACTCTTATTGCGACCGGGTGGGAAGAAGAAACACGCGGCGAAGGTCACATAAATAAAACCAGTCATCTGGCCAATTGTGAAACTGGAGCTGTTGGTCGCGCACTTGCCAATGCTGGGCTTGCTGGTTCTGATCCGTTAAAGCGTGCTAGCCGGGAAGAAATGGCCAAAGTACAACGTGTGCAAGCCGGTTCGATGGCATCACCCACATCACTAGCCACGCCTAAGCAGTTGGGATTTATCAAGAAGCTAGCCAAAGACCGTGGGCTAAATGACGAAGCCATGTTTGACGACATTATGGAACGTTTTCAGCATCCATTGGAGTCTTTGACGGCACGCGAAGCCAGTCAATTAATTGAGGCATGGAAGTGACCGAAGCCGATCTTAAGTCGATTGTTGTCAACCTTGCCCGCCGATACGGCTGGCTCATTCACCACGACCTGCCTGCCATGAATATTCGGGGCCGTTGGGCAACCCATGTTGAAGGCGATGTGGGATTCCCCGATTTGGTGCTGGTACACCCAAACAGAGGCCAAATGTTGGTGGTCGAGCTCAAATCGGAAAAGGGCAAAACGACCACAAGTCAGGACAATTGGCTAGCCGCGTTTGCGTTGGCTGGCATAGAGAATCATGTGGTGCGCCCTAGCGATCTAGAGTTCATTACCCACAGGCTTACAAGGCCTGACCTGCACAACTGAATTAAAGCCATGACCTACTAGGGGTCGCGCCCTAGGTGGATGACACCCGGTAACGGGGGTAGATCAACGCGCCCTAAAACAGCGAGACGAAGGTGGCGGGGCAAAGCGTTGAGGCGAACAAATGTCAAAGCAATAGGGACGCGGTTAGAGGCAACCCGCGGGGTGGAGCATTACACCCGTCTGCCCTAACACAGATCACTAAGGTTGTGTACAAACAAACGCAACAGAACCGAGCCCGACATGAACACCAATCACACTCGACTGACAGCAAGGCCGAAGGCCGCGCTAGCACAACCGAGCGAAGCGAGGGCGTGAGCATGGGCAAAGAACACAACACCCCCACCTACAAAGCCAACCGCGCCCGCCTACTCGCCGGCAACCCACCATGCACCTACTGCGGACAACCAGCCACAGAAGCAGACCACATCATCCCCGTCATGCACGGCGGCGACTCAAGCCTCGACAACCTCACACCAGCCTGCAAACAATGCAACAGCCGCAGAGGAAACCGAACACGCCAAGCCAACGACCAAGCACGCATAAAAGCCCGCAACCAAGCCATGCAACAACACGGCCACACAGGTTTTTTACCAAGCAAACGCCTGAC